CCACCCGGATCGGGACGTCCGGGCCCAACACGGGCCGGCCCATATCGGAGCCCGCGCTGTCGATGGTGTTCCACGGCGAATAGATGCCGGCGGGGTTGTCGAGCTGCAGCGATACCCGGCCCGGGGCGGCGTGTTCGAGGGGGCCGCCGCGGCCCCGTTCCACGGTGACGCCGGAGCAGTCGCAGGAGACGTCGACCAAGTTGCCGTAATCGATGCTGTCCCATTTGTCCTGATCCCACTTCGCTTTATCCCACACGTCCTTCGCCCGGGGCAGGGCGAGGGTGACGTGCACGAGGTCGGCGCCCAGCGCCGTGCCCGGCGCCGGCGGGGGGATGACCGGCCAGGGGATGCCCATCAGCGGACGGCCACGGTGAGGGCACCCATGGGGGCGACGTTGCGGGAGAAGCTCGTGACCTGGCGGGCGACGTCGTAGCCGTCCGACCCGGGGGGCATCACGATCGTGAGCGCGCCGAACGTGGAGAAGCGGGGGATGTCGGGGACGTCGATCCGGTTGCCGCCCAGGCCCGGGATCCACTCCGGGAACGTGAAGCTGAGCGCGCCGATCGTGTTGTTCCAGATATCGGCGATGTTGTTGAACGCGATCTTGAACGGCTTGGTGATGAGGTCGGCCAGGCCGCCGAGGGCGCTCGTGATGAGCCCGCCGATCTTGCCCATGAGGTCGATCACGAAGTCGATGCCCTTCTTGACCGTGTCCTTCACGTTGTCCCAGGCGCCGGACCAGTCGCCCTTGATGATCGACGTGACGGTCTTGATGATCCCCATCACCACGTTCAGCACCCCGCCGATGATCGTGGCGATGATGTCGAAGATCGTGCGCACGACCGCCATGATCGTGTCGCCCCAGTTCGCCCAGATGGCTTGGATGATGCCGAGGACGAACCCGATGATCGTGAACAGGATCCGTAGGCCGGTGCCGATGAAGTCGATGAGGAACTGCACGAGGGGGGTGATGATGGCGGTGACCCGGTCGGCGAGGGCGGTGACGAGGTCGATGACGGCGTGGACGAACTCCATGATCTGATCGCCGTGCGCGGCCCAGAACTCTTGCAGGGTGGTGACGACGGTGGTCACGATCTCGACGATCGTGGTGGCGAGGCGCTTGACCGTGTCGATGATCGTGGCCACGACCCCCATGATCGTGGTGCCCCACTCGGCCCAGAACGCCTGCAGGCCGCCGATCACCCGGCGGATGATCTCGCCCAGGACCTGGATCTCGAGGGCGAGATAGTTCTTCCAGAGGTTCACGACGAACCCGATGATCGTGAACAGCTCGTCGGACCATTCGTTCCAGAGGTCCATGATCACGCCGAGCACCGTTTCGAACGTGGCCTGCAGGTCGGTGAGGGTGGGTTGGATGGCCTCCATCAGCTTGGGCCATTCCTGCTCGGCCCAGGCGACGAGGGTCTCGAACCCGGGGAGGACCTTGTCGTTGATGAACGCGCCGATCCCGCCCATCACCGGCAGCAACTTGGCGCCGATCTGCTCCTTGAGCTCGTCGAACCCGATAGCCGCCTTCTTCAGGCCACCCGCCGACGTGTCGGCGGCGGCCTTGCCGGCGCCCTTGAACGTCTCCTTCGCCTTCGAGAGCGTGTCCTCGAGGGACATCGTGTTGCCGTCGGCGTCCTTGGTGGCGATCCCCAGCTTGGAGAGCCCGCCGAGCGAGCCGAGCTGGGCCTTGGCCAGGGCGTCGGTTACGGAGCCGAGGTCCTTACCGGACCCGGCGGAGATGTCGGTGGCCAGGGCGAGCAGGTCCTGGGCCTTGGCCGTGTCGCCGGTGGCGTTGGCCAGGGTGGCGAGCGCGGGGCGCAGCTCGTCATCGGCGATGGCCGCCGTCTTGGAGAGTGCGGTGATGTAGTTCTCGGCGCCGGCGACGGCCTCGTCCGAGGCGCCGGCGGCCTGGTGCAACTGTTGGGCGAGCTGGGCAGCGGAGGCCTCGTCCTCGGCGGCGGCCTGGGCGAGGTCCCAGCCGACCGCGGCGATCCCGGCGACCGCCCCGGCGGCGATGGCGGCGGGGCCGGCGATCCCGGCGAGGGCGCCGCCCATCGACTTGCCGGTCCCGTCCACCGACTTCTCGGCCTTGTCCGAGGCGCGTTCGAGGTCGCGGGTATCACCGGTGAACTTGACGGCGATATCGCGATCGGCCATTCAAACCCTCATTTCCTCAGTCGGGGAGGTTCCCGCCGGCGGCCCATTTGGCGGCGAGCTCGTCGAGGGTCTGCAGGTAGGCGCGGCGTAGGGCGGGCATCTCCCGGCGCAGCAGCGGCCAGAACCAGTAGCCGGTCCGGCCGAGCCAGGGCGGGAACTGCTGGGTGGTGGGCCGGGCGCCGCCACCGAACTCGTAGCCGAAGAACACGTCACCGGCGGTGACCTTGCCCGTCGAGGATTTGACCTTGCGGGAGCCGCCGGCGGTGAGGGCCGGGACCCGGTCCGACTTGCGTTTCACCGACCCCCCGCTGAGGGCGGCACCTTTGCCGGCGTTGGCGGCGGCGGTGTTGAGCATCCCGATGATCCGGTCGACGTGCTGGCCGGCGGCCTGGCGGAGCTCGCGGTTGGCGTCCTTGCCGTACTTGTTGAAGGCGCGGAGGGTTTCGTCGAGGCCCTCGACTTTGACCTGGACTTTCACCGTCGCCTCCCCTGGGCCTGGCGCTGGCGGGCGTTGTTGGCTTTGAGCACCGCGGCGGCGGTGGCGATCGAGCGCGGATCCTCGTCCCACCAGTCCCGGGGGGCGGTGTGCGTCGCGATGGCGAGCTCGATCACGGTGCGCTCGACGGATCCGCGTCGGTAGGGCGGGCTTGGGAATCCTCCTCGCGCACGATCGACCACGCCTCGCACCGGTCCATGAACTCGTCCCGTTCGATGAGCGGGTAGTCCGGGTGGTGCTTCAGCGCTTGCCAGGCGAAGTCGAACATGACCTCGTAGGAGGCGACCTCCGCCGAGCGGAGCTCCTCGTCCAGGCGGTCGCCACCGCCGGCGAGGGCGCGGAGGCGGATCACGTCACCCGGGCGGTTCACCACCCGGAGCTCTTTGCCGTCGATGGTGACGTCGAACGTAAAGGAGAGCGAGAGCTCAGTGGTCACAAGGCCTCCGCGTAGGTCGTCTCGTCGTCGGCCTGGTCCTCGTCGCCGGCGGCCGTCGTGGTGGTGGTGATCGGCCCGAACGTCGGCGGGCCGTCGAGGCCCAACGTCAGGCTCGCCTCGGCGATCTCCCCGGCCGTGCCGCCGAACGCGCCCGGTTTGCAGCGCAGGATCCCGGTGGCTTCAGTGGCCTCTAGTGGCCACACGATGGAGAAGTCGGCGAGCTCGCCGTCGTGTTCGATCAGGAACGTCGACAGGCCGGGGTCGACCACCGGGGGCCCCGTCGCGCCGGTCGCCCAGTTCTGATCCCACGTGAGCTCAAGGCTCCACGTCGTGGTCCCGGTCACGGTCTTCTGCCCGCACAGACGTTTGCGGATCTCCTCGGGCGTGTCGGGGGTGAGGGTGGCGGCGGTGACGTCGCAGGACACGTCGACCGCGACCCCGTCCGATTCGGCCGTGAGGGTGAGGGTGACGTCATCGAAGTAGTTGCCCATCTCACGGGCCTCCCGGTGTGTGGTCGATGGTGACGAGGAACGTGCCGGCGATCACCGGGACGTCCGCGATCGAGGTGGGTTCGATCTGACCGAGCGGGCCGATCTGCCCGACCCCCGCGGTGCGCAGCCCTTTGACGGCGGCGAGGTAGCCGAGGGTGATCTGGGTGAGGGAGGCCTCGAGGTCGAACCGGCCCTCGAGGACCTGCACCATCCATCGCACCTCGGCGACCGGCCCGGCCCGCCGGTTCGGTACGACGAACGGATCGGCCGGCCGCAGCACCACGGCGGGTGTGGCGGTCACCTCGGCCGGCGCGCCGTGCGAGGCGGTGACGGCCGAGGTGCCCGCCTGAAACGCGGAGCGGATCACCTCGAGGAGCTCGGCGGGGGTCATGCGAACCCGAACGACCGGCGGTGCCCGGCGAAGTAGTGGCGGACGTGGGCGAGGATGTCCTCGGGGATGGCGGTCCCGGTGAACGCGTCGCCGCCCACGACCCCGCCCGGTGAGGCGGGGTCGTGGTAGACGCGCACGCCCAGCGCGGTCAGACCGACGAGCGCGTCCTCGCCGGAGGGAAGGTCCGGCACTGGCGGCGCGCCGGCGATGAGCACGTCGCCGTAGATGAACCAGCGTACGAGCGCGACCGCGGCGCCGGCGGCCTCGGTCACCCGGTCCGGGGGGATCGGGTCGCGCAGGCCGAGGACGGCCGCCATGCGGCCGGCCACCACCGCGGCGATCTCGAGGTCAGTCACTCGCCTTCTTCGAGCGGGACGAGCTGGCGGCGAGGGGGAGGCCGTCGTCGAGGAGGACGATCCCGGCGGGGATGAACGCGGCGAACGCCCCCATGCCCCAGATGGCGACGTCCTCGCCGAGCTTGGGGATCACCGGCGCGGCCACGACGAACGGGCCGTCCTCCATCCACGCGCACGCCTGGGAGTTGCTCACGATGGCGGTTCCGGCGGCGAGGTCGGGGGCATGGGTCACCTTGAGCCCGGAGATGTTCACGTCGAGCGTCGACGCGGTGGCGGTGCCGGGGACGTTCTGGGTGCCGTACGGCGAGGCCACCATCGACGGCATCCCACCGAACGCGAGGAACACGTCGGTGGCGGCGAGGACCCACGTGGCCGGCGAACCGGTCGCCACCTGCACCTTGGAGGAGGCCTCGAAGATGGCGGCCTTGAGGGCGGCGCCGTCGGGATCGGCGGCGGCCACGTCATAGGTCACGGTCTGATGGCCGGGCACCGCCGGGAGCAGATCGCCCACCACGTTGTCGGTGACCACCCCGTAGGCGAGGTTCAGGATCCGCAGGTAGGCGTCGCGGTAGGCGGGCTGGGACCGGCGGATCAACTGCCACGAGATGTCCGAGCCGCCGGCGTAGGTCTTGATCGGCGTGCTGGCTTTCTTGAACGACACCTTCACAGAGAGGACGTCGCCCTTCTCCGCGGTCTGCTCACCGACGAGGGCGTGGAGGTCGCCGTCGAAGTAGGGCCAGTCGACCTCCATCCCGTTGGGCGGGAGGGGCCGGGTGCCGATGGCATTGATCACCGGGCGGCCCGTGTCGAGGATCCCGAAGATTTCGTTCAGCCACCCGGGCTGGACCAGGGCGGCGTTGTCGGTGGTGACCTGATCGACGAACGCCCGGGCCATGGACACCCGGTCGCGGTGGGCGAGGTAGGCGTCCCTGAACAAGAGCGGCAGCTCATCGGACGAGCTGGCCCGGGCGGCCTCGTAGAACTCGAACGGCCCCGCGTACCGGGCCAGCGGGTGCGCCATGGGGCGGGCCATCCCGCGGCCCATGATCCGGGCGACCTCCCGGCGGATCGCGGCCCGGGCCGCCGGCGGCGGCCCGCCCTCGACGAGGCCCCCGTCGAGGTCACCCTCACCCGGGCCGGGCCCGTCGCCCTGGCCCTCCTCCTCCTCGTCGTCTCCGTCGGGGTCGGGGTCGGTGGGGGCGGCGCGGACCTCGGTCACGACGGCCTCGGCGTAGGCGCCCCGGTGCGGGAGGGTGAGGACGGCGAGGCCCTCGAGGACGGCGTTCGTGCGGACCATGACCTCGGCCGGCGGCGCCGTGTCCGTGAACTCCACACTGAACGTGGCGCCGACGGTGCGGGCCAGGGCCCGGAGCTCGGTGGCGGCCGGCACGTCGGCGAGGACCACCCGGCCGTAGAGGCCATCGAGGCGGGCCTCGACGTCATCGACCCGCCCCACGAGCGGGCCGCGCTCGATGCCGCGGGGGGTGGCCCGGTGGCCGGCGTAGACGGGGATCACCGTGTCGGCGGGGGGTTGCAGACCGCCGGCGGCGAACGACTCCGTGTAAGGCTGGCCCGCCTCGTCGCGGACCTCGGCCGGTGTGTCCCACGGGACGAGGCGCCCATGCAGGGAACCGGCCTCGTCGACGAGGGCGGGGGCCGACGCCCGGCGGGCGTGCACGACGAGGGGACGAACCGGCAGCTCAGCCAGCGCCCTCACATGAGTAGCTGAGGTAATGAGGGGTTGAGTGGCCATGGGGCCTCCGGTGGTCTAGGCGCCGGGGACGGCGTCGGTGAGCGTGGTCGTCGAGGGTTCGGGCGCCGGCGGGGTGTCGGGTTCGGGCAGGGGGTCGAGGCCCTCGAGGTCGCGGACCTCGTCAACGGTGAGCCAGGCCTCGCCGGCCAGCGCCGTGGAGTAGGCCTCGACCCGGCCGGCGAGGTCGGCGCGGAGGAGCTCGGTCGTGTCGAACCGGGTCCGTTGCCCTTGGGGGGTGAGGTCGTCGAACGCCGCCTCGAACCGGTTGAGGTAGGCGCCCAGGCCGGTGGCGAGCCATCTCCTCATCTCACCCTCGACCGTCGAATACGTGAGGCTGTCACCACTGGCGACGTTCACGAGGGACGGGGGCATGAGGAACGCCCGGGCGATCTCGGCGTTGGCCACGGCGATCGACTCGACGAGCTGGGCCTCGACCGCGGACGAGCCGATGCTGGACACCTTGCCGTCCTGGTCGACCACGGCGGGTTCGTGGCGGCCGGCCATCGCCTCGATGATCTGCTCCTTGATCGCCTGGGCCTGCCCGGGCGCCAGGCGCTGGGCGACCTCGACGATCAACGACGGAAACCCCGTCTCCCAATACGAGCCCGCCATCGAGAACAGTTCCCCGAAGAGGCGCAGGGGTTCAGCGCAGGCGTCGAGGGGGGCCTCGCCCAGGGACCCGGCGCGTTCGACCCGGTAGGGGATCCACATCACGTCGAGGCCGGGGGTGAGCTCCTCGCCGTTGTGCCACACCGTGTCGAGGCCCCCGGAGACGGGATCCCACACCGGCGACGCCGAGGACGGGTCGAGGACGCGGACGGCGGCGGGGTTCCCGGCGGCGGTCCAGTCGGTCACCCGCAGGAACGTGTAGCCCCAGCGGGTGAGGTTGTTGGTCATGCGGTGGAACGTGAGCCACCGGTACTCACCGGGGTTCGGGCGCAGCGTGAGGGTCGGTTGACGGGGGAGCGGCCGGCGCCCCCGCAGGGTCACGAGGGGGAGCTGGCCGAGGGTGTCGGCCAGGAGGCCCCGGCAGGCCACGACGACGGGGAGCGAGTAGGGGTCGAGGAGCTCGTAGCCGCGGGCCCGTTGGGCGAGCACGGCGGCGATGGCCGCCTCGACGGGGTTGAGCGAAGGTGCCGGGCCGGTCAACGGTGCCCGGCCCGGCGCGCCCGCGGCAGGCGACGGCGGTAGCGACGGTGGCGGTGGGAGCGACCGCAGGAAGCGGCGGGATCGCGCCATGGGACGCACCATGACGTAACCGAATGGTCCCGTCTACCGGCCCCTGTGGCCGCCTACGGGCCGGGTGGGGGCCGAGACGGTGGATCGTGCCCGCCTCGGCCCCCGGGGCATTGGACGGCCCTGTGTAACACACGGTCCTGTCACGTCATGGGTCAAGTGATCGTGGGGGGTGTTCTCGTGCGGTCCGTGTAGGCCCAGAGCGCGAGGGCGCCGGCCAGCATCGGGAGGGCCTCGGGCTGGCGGCGGTCGTACAGCCAGCCCCCGCCGGCGGCCCGGCGGCGGGCGGCGGCCACGGCGGTGGTGAGCCGGTCGTCGTCGCGGTGGGTCACGGCGCCGGCGAGGACGAGGTCGTGCCAGTGCCCCGACGCGGCGGCGACCTCGCGGGTGTTGAGCGGGGCGGTGGCGGCGGGGAGCTCGTCGAGGGCCCGCCTCGAGGCGGCCACGGGCCCGCCGGCGTCCCAGGCGACGGCGAGGGGGTGGTGGCGCTCACAGAGCTCGGTGAGGCGCTCCTCGAGCCACGGGCCATGGGGGCGGTCGTCGACGACCTCGACGACCAGGCGCCCGGCCCCGTCGGTACCCGCCGCGGTGATCACGGTCCGGTCGCGCTCGAGGGTGGTCTCGACGGCGAACGCCGGCCACCCCTCGAGCGTCGCGGCCGGGTCGGTCGAGGCGGCCCAGGCGTCGACGAGCTCGTGATCGACCCGGGCCGAGGGCCACACGCCGAGGTACTCGGACGCGAACGTGTCGGGGGTCATGAGCTGGTGGTCGGTGCGCAGGGCGTCGATGAGGACGTGGTGGCCCAGGCCCGGGTGGGCGGCCCACCACGTGGCCTCGTCGTCGAGGTCCGCGCCGTCGGGGGCGCCGTACTCGACGTAACAGATCCCCCGGTCACGCTCCTCGGCGACGGCCTGGCGGCCGGCATCGCGCCAGCGGATCAACCACTCGGAGTCCGAGTCCCCGCTCGAGGACGTGACCCAGAACTGGCCGCCGGCGCCGGTGGCCAACGTGGGGAGGGCGCCGGCCTCGACGGCGAGGCCCTGGCCGAGGGTGAACTCGCGGGCCTCGTCGACCATCACGAGGTTCGCGGC